ATACGACTTACTACCGGCTCACGCATTCAAAGAAATGGAAAGTTTACAGGTGGCCGTCCTGGCTCAATCCGAACTGGACAAAGGAACGCGAGGAGGAACTCGTTGAATTTTACGGCGGGCGCGACACAGCCGGGTGGCAGCACGAGGTTGCCGGAGAACATGGTCGCCCGAGCTACGGCGCGTTCAATCTCGAACATCTCACGATGTGCAGGCTGGACATCCCCGAATATGAATGCGTGGAAATCACCGGGGATGAATTGAAGGACTGCGAAGATGAGGAATCCGTAGCCGACCGGCTGGACATGCTTCTCAATCTCGCGCCGGCGGAGGGCCTATTTTGGATCGGATCGGATACGGGCTACACAGCCGACCCGACTGAAATCGTCGTTTTCCGGGAGGCAATAGAAAATGAAAAACCTGTTCTGCGTCTTATGCGCCGTATTCACATGGAGCGTGTGGCCTATCCTCATATTGCCCAGACTCTCGCTCTTCTTGACCGGTACTACAATCCCGCCGGGATTGGCGTAGACGCGGGCGGCAACGGCCTGTCCGTGGTGCAGGAACTGACCGCGCTCAACAAATACAAGGAACTCAATCTCGCGCCCCGCCTGCGCGGGTACAACTTCGGAAGCTCGGTCGTCATCGGCGAAAACGAGGACGGGCGACCCATAAAAAAGCAATGCAAGGAATACATGACGAGCCTGATCAATAAAGGGCTTCAGGCGCGGCAGCTTATACTTCCCGCGCAGGATGTAGAGATCGAAAGCCAGTTCACGACGCACACGTATTCACTGAAGACGGGCAACGTGATTTATTCGAAAGGAAACGACCACATCATAGACGCCGTGCGCGTCGCCCTGATGATCCGGGAACAGGAACGGCTCGATGGGATCGGCGGCGTTGTGACCGACCTGCCGGTGCCCGTCATGACAAACCCGATATTCGTATGAGAGGAAACGGTGCATGTCCGATCAGGAACTCATAAAGGAAACGATGGCGGATATAACTGATCTCCTGCTGCGCAAGAATCGTGATTATGGCAGCAGCTTCAGAAAGCCGGGTATTGTTTCCGGCGCACTGGACGCGAAATCAAAACTTCTCGTGCGCATTGACGACAAGCTCGAACGGCTCAGCAATCTGCTCGGAAAAGGCACGGACGGCGACGTTGCGGACGAGAGCGTTTCCGACACGGTGTCTGACCTGATCGGGTATTTCGTTCTCCTGAAAATCCTTCTCGACGATGATCGGCGGAGCGGCAGGCCGATGAGCGTGCTCGAGGCGGAACAGAGAGCGTAGCGTTCCGAATGAAACGGAGGCGGCGATGGATATGAAAACGACCGGGAAAAGCAGACTCCCCTGGCACTGGAGCCGGATAAACGGCGTGCTTCGAACGGAAAACGACATGGGCACCGCGGCGGACGTGAACTCCTCCGCGTTCGGCGATCAGCTCGTGAGCGACGCCATCCCCAAGACGTGGGAAGAGCGCGCCGTGAAGGCATGGCAGTATTACGTCGAGGAGCCCATCGTCCAGAACGCGATCAACTCATGGCGCACGTTCGCCATCGGCGATGAAATCCAGTTCAACTGCGACGACGAGGACGTGAAGTGGGAAGTCCGCGAGTTCGCCGAGCGGGTGGAACTGAACAAAATCGTCAAGGACAGCGTTCTTCAGTGCCTCGTAAAAGGCGAGACGATATGTTTCAAGCGCCCCACAAAGGACGGCAAGGATATTGAGGAAATCGTCTGCGTAAACCCCGTCAGTGTGAAGCTGACGCACCAGAACGGAAAACTCATCGAGGCGAAGCAGACCCCGGAAACGGGCGAGCCGATTGACCTTCCGCTCGATCAACTCCTGCATATCAAGTGGAATGCGCCGTCCTATTCCGCGCGGGGCAACTCGATGGTCGTCACGGCGTTCGAGTCCATCGAGCTTCTCCGCGATTACCGGAAGGCCGAGCGCGCCGTCGCCAAACGATGGACGACGCCGCTCCGCTTCATTCAGGTGGGCGGGCAGTACGGACAGAAGACCATCATCCCCGATCAGAAAACCCTCAACAGCGTGCGCGACATGCTGAACCGGATGGATTTGAAGGCCGGGCTGGTCGTGCCGTTCTACGTGAAGGCCGAAACTTACGGCACCGAGGGACAGGTGCTCGACACGGAAAAGAAAATCAAGGAGATCAAAGAGGACATCATCATCGCGCTCGGCCTTGCGAAATCCCTCATCACCGGTGACGGCCCGAATTTCGCTACCGCCGCCATCGGCATGCAGAAGATGGTCATCATGCTGAAGGAGATCAAGCAGGTCGCGCGGAATATTCTGAACTGGATCATCTGGGACTGGCAGAAGCTGCACGGCTATGAAGAGAAAAGCATCAATTACATCTTCAACGATCTCGATCTCACGAACGAGGTGGACATAAAAAAGCTGTACATCGAACTCTTTGACCGGAAACTCATCTCAAAAAACAGCCTCCAGATCAAGATGGACCTGAATCCGGAAGTGGAATCCTCCCACACAGAAACGGAGTCAAAGCAGGCAATTGATGTGACCGACCCGAAAATCATTATCGACATGGTGAACTCCGGGATCATGTCCGTCGAGGTGGCACAGGAGAAACTCGGCCTGGACAAACAGAAGAACCGTCCGGCGACCGCGGACTGGAATTACAGGCCGCCCATGGCGACCGGGGCCGTGGAGTTCGACACCATCTGCGACGAGTGCGAGTTTTTCGATGACGAAAACAACTGGTGCGACGCGCAGAACAGAGAAACCCGGTTCGATTCGCGGGCGTGCCGCTCTTTTGAAAAAAGACGCTCGGAGGCGGGATGCGGATGCGGGCAGTAGCCGTTGAAAAAACACTCCGTGAACGGATAATCGAGGCAGCCGCGGTCTCGCTCCATAACCGTGATCTTTATACGGAGCAGACGGTGGCGCGGGTCACCGATTCGCTTCAGCGCGCCGAAAAGGACGTCAAGGCGACGCTTCTCTATTATGCAAACCTCGGTTCCCTGCCAGAGGGCAAGGCTATCAATCAGGCGTCGCTAAAAAAACTTCAAAATCAGATAAGAGAACATATCCGCACCGTCCGGGACGAGCATTCCCTGATTATGAAAACGGCTGTCCGCGAAAGCTACCGCATGGGCATCCATAACGGCATCGGTGATCTTGTCCGGGCGCAGATGCCTTTTTACCGCGACCTCACACCGGACGGCATTAAACAGTGCGGCAGCAACATCTTCACCCTGATCGATAAAGACGCGCTGGATTTCATGGTCAATTACAACGTCCAGCTCGCCGGTGATGTGTCCCGCGAGTTGACTGACGGGATCAACCGCGCAATCCAGACCGGCATCGCCTCGGGCCGGAGCGTCCCGGAGATCGCAAAGGACATCGGGCGCGTCGTAAAAGACCCCGAGGAGTTCCGTAAGGCCGGAAAAACCGTTTTCAAGACGGCGCAGTACCGGATGGAGATGATCGCCCGGACGGAGACGCTCCGCGCTCACAATCAGGGCCGCATGAAGTTTTATCACACCGTCGGCGTTACGAAAGTCGAATGGATGGCCGTGGGCGACGAGCGTATGTGTCCCGTATGCCGGGAACTGGATGGAAAAATCTATCCGATAGACAAAGTCCCGAATATTCCGTCTCACCCTCACTGTCGATGTCAGATTTTGAATGCCTATCCGTCCGACATCTGCGGGGCGAAAAATCTCGGCGCAACGGCGGCGCCCGCGGAAGCAGCCTGCATCCAGCCGCCGCAGGCAATCGAGGAGATGGCGAAGGAAAAACAGTCCGAGGCGATCAAGATCGGACAATATATCGCAAAAGGCGACTGGGAAAAACTCACAATCAAGCAGCTTCAGGATCAGGCGAAGGCGAACGGCATATCCATCGCCCGCACAAAAGCGGATTTCCTAAAACTCCTGAAAGATAAAACCGGCGCGGACTTCTCTCATCTGGGCGGCACGGAATTGAAAGCGCTGATAAAAGAATACAAAATCGCCGCGCTCCGCAGCAAAGATGAACTCATTGACCTCCTGAAAGCGAAAGCCAAGCAGGAGACAGTACCCGATTTCGGGTCCATGCCGGTATCGCAATTGAAAGAGTTGTGCCAGGAGAAAGGAATCTCTCTAAATCTTACGAAGCAGGAAGTCATCGACATTCTCGACGTGCTCGAGTCCGGCGTGAATCACAGCGCCCTGTCCGGCCAGAGCCTCATCGAGGCGAAAACAAAATTCAACCTTCCGGTTCTCAAGACAAAGGAACAGCTCGTAAAGGCGCTGGAGAAAAACTTCAAAGAGGAACTCGGGAAAAAGGTCACGAAGGAAGCCGTCGTCCAGGTCGCCGAGGAGACAATCAAAAAGGAAAAAGAACAGATTATTTCCCTTCTGGATGCCGTGAAAGTTTCCACCGACCCGAAAGATTACAAGGCGTTTCTTGCCGCCGCGAAAGACGCCGAAACACATCTCGGCAAGGGCGGTCTGTCCGTCGGTGACGACTACCTGAAGGAAAAAGCCGCCGACCTCGCAAAGAAGAAAGCCGAATT